ACCCAACCAACCTTAAAGCTTAGAAGGCCATCACGGGGGGTAACACCCCCACGCTCTGACCCTCCGAGCCCATAGGTTGCGCAAGCTAGTATGACATCGTATGAGAACCCTGAGTACCGCACAAGGCGATACTCGTCGGGAACCCACGCTTTGACATACCGGATGCCCCGCTCCCACTTCGTTCGCCAAAGCTCTGTATCATCTTCCCAGATGACAATGTCGCCGAGGGCTTGTGGCCCGCGACATGACCTAACCCACGAGGGGAGTCGGTCAGAGCAATAGCGTCGGACGTGAGAGAGATCCCAGTGGCTACCGCCACAGCTGTTAAGCTGAGCGATCGTTCTGTAGATACCATTACTGGTGGACACCCACGCTGAAGCATCAGTCGGTTCGTCTCTCAGGTAGAACGGTCTGACGGATTTCCCGTCAAAGTAGTCCCCACCACAAGATTCACGAAAGGGCTCACCGCCAAAGAAGGATTTCTCCTCATTTAGTTTAAAGCCACAAAACTTCAACGCCGATATTACCTTGGCGGCCATCACCGTGGGAACGATGATGTCGTCACCGAACACGAAAACATCTAACCTTAATTTGCCATGCCGGCCCTCCTTGCGGAGAACGGCGCAACAAATTGCAGCAAAGATCAGCGTTTCGAGTTCGAAGGTAAAACCGTTACCCATGCTGGAGAACTTCTCCAGCCGCACCCACCGCTCACCCTGCAAGGTGAACTTAGAACGGAGGTCGTCAAGACATCCGAACCAGGCGGGTGGTAGTAGCAATTTAACTAAGTTGCTACACACGGTATCGCTTGCGTTTGAGAGATCGAGAGTAGCAAACTCTCGCGTGACACTGGACGTTTTCGCCACCTGACGGTGGATGTCCTGCGCCAGGTCTAAGTCCCAACCAACCCTACGAAGTCGCTCCCGAAGGACGCGACCCATAGATAGCTGGTAGAAGACATTCATTGAGGGTTCCGACGCGATTGCTCTGTCGGTCAATGATGTTTTAGGAACCGTTGTGAAACGATTTCCTCGGACGAAGACAAACTCTCCATGACGTGCAGCAAAACTGCTGCCCCATTGGGTTCCTAACCACTGCGGTAGGTACCATATGGCGTCACGAGTTAAAGACGGATCTGCAGACATTTTATCGGGCACAGTGGTGTTCCCGCCTCTATCGGAAAACGTAGCCCCTGGTCCAAACCTTCCCGCCGCGAGGCTAGGGGGTCTAGGACCAATCCACGTAAGGATGATGTTTCTCACCGAAGAGAAGAACTCTTCGATGCCCCCGAGTCGCTCATCAGCATTGGTGTGCTGCTTGAGGTACGGAGACAACCTTTCGTTGGAACGGTAACAGTCGTGCTCCCCATCCCACCACTTCTTAGTTGCGACGGCCTTGCGGTCGACGTTGTTCGGAAGGGCGTTGTACTTCTTCAAGAAGGCAATTGCTTGCGCGTCGAGGAAGTACGGGAGCGCACTACTATAGCTGCGCGGGTTGACGGACAACGTCGACAACCCATCCCAGTTCGCGTCTACCAAGAATTTCTTCACGGCTTTAGCTATTGGGGAACCGAGACCGTCTAAGAGGAGACAGGTCAAGTCCTTCACTTCACGCGAAAAGACATTTGTCATAGCAACTACTCCCTCAATTAAGTGGGAGCATAGCCGGCTTCACCGGCACTCTTGATGAGTGCGGACGCCATCAGGTTGCAGTATTGGTATACCGCTTCCTTCAGAACGTTCGCAGGGACACCTTGAGGTAGCGTGATGACACCCCCATCGACCACAATGCGGTCCTTGGCGCTGTAGAGCGTAGTCGTCGAGTCCTGAATCGCGTATGGGTAGACGAAGGAAACCTTCATCTGCCGCGCGGTCTTCGGACCGTTGAACTGCGTCGAGCACTTCAGTGTTGCACGTAGGCCGACAGGGAGACCTGCCACGGCGCCAGTATCCTGGCGCCAGACAGCCGGCGAAGAATCGCCACCGCTAGCGGACAATTGGTCATAGACCACGTCCGTCGTACCGTCTGCTTTTTTGACGGTAATGCTTGCCATTGCGGGCATAAG